AGGAAAAACATATCATACTGCCGATTCAGATCTACGCGAAAGTAAAGAGGTAGAGGAAGGGGTCAATGATCCAGCAATCTTCAAGGCCATATTCCTAGCTGGTGGACCTGGTTCAGGCAAATCATTCATCGTCGGCAAGACTGCTCTATCTGCTCTGGGCATGAGAGTAGTCAATTCAGATGATGCATTCGAAAATGCCATGAAGAAAGCAGGGCTTTCAATGAAGACCGATACCTTTACTGATAAGGGCCAGGCTCTTCGTAGTAGGGCCGTTGATCTGACTAAGACCAAACAAGAAATGTACCTCAAGGGTCGATTAGGTCTTGTCATCGATGGCACAGGAAAAGATTATAAGAAAATCAAAGATCAAGCGATGACTCTTAAAAAGTTAGGTTATGATGTAGGTATGATCCTCGTCAATACTGATAAAGACACCGCATTGGCTAGAAATGACAAAAGGGCTCGATCTTTACCTGCCGATCAGGTATCAAAGATGTGGGATGCAGTACAGAAGAACGTAGGTCGATTCCAAGGGCTCTTTGGTAGTAATTTCACTATCGTCGATAATAGTGAAGGATCAAATTGGGAAGCTGGGACTCAGGTTGCTTATAAGTGGGCTGCAAAATTCACTCGTAAGCCACCGAGCTCTCCTGTTGCCAAGAAATGGATTAAAATGCAAAGAGAGGCCATCGAAGAATCAACATTCGAAGGTAGTATCATTCAAGATATGCTACCTTGGTTAGCTCGATGGATTGATACTAAGGTCAAGCGCAAAGCATACACCATGGCAATCAAACATTGGTTGAAACTTCGAAAGAAGAACCCTGGTGATGCAAGAAAGAATCTAGTAAAAACTGCTCAGACATTCGATTTAGATGTACGTGCATTGGATAAGATGTTCCGCGATCTTGTTGCAAAGGGAGCCATGCCTAAACACCTCGTTAATTATACACCGACATTTAAAGAAGAAGGTGGTGCTGGATATGAAGGTACACCAGAATTAGTGAAGAAATATAAGAAAGATACGCCCGGAGAGAAGTAAATGCCTACTACTTTTAAACTTTATGCAGATAAAATGGGAGCCACAGATCCCAGTAGTTATATCGGCAGAGACGGTGATATTTTCTATAACCCAGATACTGGTTCGTTAAGACGATCTGATGGTACGACGCCGGGTGGTATTGCAATCACCGGTGGTGGAGGTGGTGGTATCAATGATGTCGTAGAGGATACAACTCCTCAACTGGGTGGGCCACTTGATATCAATGGTCAACAAATTACCGGCAGTTTAATCCCATCTGCAAATACCACCTACGACATAGGAACAGAAGAAAATTCATGGCGAGATCTTTATCTTGCTGGTAACACGATCTATCTTGGCGGTGTTCAATTAAGTGCATCAGGTGGTAAGATCGACCTTCCTGCCGGATCTACGATTGGTGGTGCCGCAGCCGATCCTGTCACACCAGGTATTGCTGCCACAATTTCTGAAGATGCTACTGTACCAGTAAATCTGACGCCAGACTTTCAAGGTGGCATTAAGACCGTTCTAATCGAAGAACCAAACCCAGGCATTCCTATTCAGGTCGATGGTAACCTGAACGTAAATAATTCAATCTCTGTGGTAGGTACAGTCGATTTGCCTGGCTCAGCGTTGACAGCCAATAGTGTTACCTCTTCATTCACTTCTGCTGGAGCGTTGACAGTCACCTCTCTGAATACTCATACGGTACAGGGTGGAACTGGTACTCTTGCACTCACATCTGAGATTCCTGCCATTGGCACTGAAGCATATGATCAATTTGGTACTTCATTGTCATATAACCCAGGTGCTCAGATTGCCCATAATAATTACCTAGAAGACGAGGCTGGAACCAACGATATCGAGGCAAGTGTAACAGTCACCTCAGGTTTCACTCGTATTAAGGTAGAGCTTGATGCCAGTGTTATTAATGTTACTGATGCCACGACAGAACAGCCAATTAATTTGGTTCGAATCATAAATGGTGGTTCTGGCACGACTGTAAAACAATTCATATTCCCAGCCGGAAATACTTTCTTTGGCTCTCAATATTTTACATTTGTAGATACACACGGTGCAAGTGCTGGAGATACTGTAGCATATAAGCTGTTGGTCGATAATAGTGCATATACTATAACCGATAATGCTCGCATTCAATTTGGTATTTGCGGAGATACACTCTACATCAAAGAGATTGCCTAATGGCTTCTACGTTTAAACTTGCTGTTGATAAGATGGGGGCAACAGACCCCTATTCTTATATTGGTCGTAAAGGTGATATTTTTTATGATCCAGAATTCGGTGAGCTTCGTATAAGTGATGGTGACACACCTTATGGTGCTGGTCTTCAGCAAGGTATTGGGGCATCGACTCCGACCATCAATCAGGTCTTACAGGTAGATAATACAGCATCCCTTGAAGCAAAATTCGCCGGGGGCATTCGATTCGAATCGGTCGAATCACTCGAAGGATTGCAACCTATCACAATCGATGCTGATGTCATCATATCAGATGGAAGGACCCTTACAGCAAATACCACATCATTCGATGCACTCAATGGGTTGACAATTCCTTCCGGTCCTGGTACAATAGCCCTATTATCCAACATCGCGGGATCTGGTACCGTATTAGAGGCAGTGCAAGATGATCCCGCACCACGACTTGGTGGTGATCTCAACCCAGATATCTACAAGATTAAGAATACATCGTATGGTGTTGCTGGTATCGTCATCGAACAGAATGGATTGGGTAACCCAGGTCTTGTTGTTAATGATCATACTGGAAACACTGTTCTATCTACCACGAATGATGTCATCACACTCAAAGATAATGCATGGCCGAACACTGATGGTCAGGTGGGGCAAGATTTAATTACAGATGGTGCTGGTCAATTAAATTGGGCTTATCGAAATCCTTATTCAAGATTCTATTATTATTACGGTGGAGCAGCCCCAGGTATTGCTGTCACCGGCTCGGATGTTGTAGGTGTCGGAATTGGCTCTTGGACTGCAATTACAGCTGGGTCTAGTGGGGTTGGTAATATTGCAGATTACGCTCCTATTAATGCTGCATACGATCCTAAATTGACTGGTGTCTCTTTTTCTACCAATCAGTTTACGAATATTCCTAGAGGATCATATGATATCACACTAGAATTGCACACGTATAATTCCACTGCTGGTGCTGAATTGAAGACCTGTGTTATGACTGGTAATAATAATCAAACCGCCAAGACTACACTCATTTATCCCGGCCAAGGCGCAACTAATTATAACGATCCGCTAATTATAAATATTAGAGGAATTTTTACTTTTGAAGAAAGTAATATCGCTAATAATACGCTTCAAATTTCAGTACCAATAGAACAGAATTTTAGCTTCTACGTAATAGAGGCAATATTAACAATAATTAGGTTATCATAACGGAGAAAATGATGAACGAATTAGAAACAGCTTTTATGGAGAAGCTCTCAGATAAAGCTGCTAATATGTCACCCGAAGAAAAGAAGGCAATGAAAGTCATTCAAAAGGCATGGGCCGGTCTTTCATCTTCTGAGAAGTCTAAATTCATTCTGGCATATGCTAAGAATCCATCTCAAGCAATCGATCACATTATGAAAGGCCTCAAAAAAGAGGAACTTGGGTTGGATGAAGATCTTGAAACGATCATCGAAAAGATGACAGGCAAGCAACGATATAAAGCAGGCAAGTCTAAGTCTGGAAATAAGTCATTCAAGTCTCTGCGCGGTCGTCTTGCCGATAATAAAGAACTCGATGAAGCCAAGAAGCCTTCAGATGACGATATGATCGATGTAATGGGTCCTGCAAAGAATTCTAAAGAAGCAGTTAAGCTTCTTTCTAAGAAGTTTAAACTGAGCCCTAAAGATGCTGAAAAAGAGGTAAAGAGACTCCTCAAGAAACTTCTCGGTGAATCTCTCAAGAAGGATATTGCTGCATTGTCTGCCAAATTCCCCGAAGGTTCTACTGTTACCATGAAGCACAATAAGAAGAAGGGCAAAGTTCTTTCTGTTGGAAAAGATCATGTGATCGTAGGTATTGGTAACAAGACACACACTCATAAGCCAGACGAACTGATTCCAGAGTCAGTAGAACTTGATGAAGCAGCACTGAAAACCAGTGATTATCCCAAGGGCACATCGATGTCTGCTAAGAAGTTTAAAGACTCTCAGAAAAAGATGAGCAAACAACGTGCTTTGTCTACCAAAGACTATCCTAAAGGCACCTCGATGTCGGCTACTGCTTGGAAAAACAGACAAGAAGAAGTAGAACTTGATGAGCAAAGAGTAGTAGCAGTTCCTGCTGATGCAAAATTGAAGCTCAAGAAAGGCCAACAGGTTCTTCTCTACACGACTCGTGGTGGACAGAAGATGAAAATTGCCGTAGACAAATCTCAGGCATTTAAGGCATTAGGACACTATCGCTCAATGGGTATGACCAACGTTAGTCTTGAATCCGTCCAAGAGGGTGTTGAAGAGGGTATGAGTAAAAAGAATTACAAGGCCCAAAAGTCTAAGACGCAAAAGAAATCATTTAATTCTCTGCGCGGTCGTCTTGCTGATGAAAATGAAGAAGAGATTGCAGAATCCAATATGGATGCTCTTCGTAAGATTGTTGATGATAAAGCAATGGGTAAGATCAATGGAGTCAAGGTCGACATGACTACAGCAAATATGATGCTGACCGTGCACAAGGCTCTGAATGATAAGAATAAGAAAGCGCTCGAAGGGTTAGTTAATGGCGATAAGGCTCAATTTATGAGAGCACATGCTCTGGTAATGAAAATCTTATCTAAGTAGATGAATGAAAACCTTTACTCAGTTCAACGAGCTCGCAAATAAGCCTTATAAGCTGTCTTCCCTGCAATCACGTAAGGGTGGATCTGAATATGAGTATGAATTTCGAACCGATCAGAAGCTAGATGGTGTGATCACATTTGCGGGAAGTGAACATATAGATGATTATGACGAAATGCAATGGAAGATTTCATTTACCATAGGTGGGTATGATGATGAAACAGGAAAGGGAGATGAGTTTCGTATCTTCGCCACAGTCATACAGGCAATACGAGAATTCATAAAGAAAGAAGACCCAAAGTATATGACCTTGATTGCACAAAAAACCAGTGGGGCAAAGGGTCGAGAAAGTCTATACGCCAGATTGCTTAAAAAGTATATGGGTTCAAAATATAAGATATCGGCAAACAAAGACGGCGAATTCACCTTCTTCGATATAGAAAAGAAATGAAAACATTCAGTCAATTCACAGAGAAAGCCACCTCGAAGTCCCAACAGCGATTGATGGGAATGGCCCTTGCCTATAAGAGAGGTGAAATGCCCGATGCACCAGAGGCAATCAAAAAGATAGCTGATGGGATGTCAATGAAAGACCTCGAGGATTTTGCAAAGACAAAACACAAAGGTCTGCCTGAAGGTTTTGGTCTATATGAAGGTACTGCTGTTCCCTTAGAACAACCTCTATTAGAGGCAGAGCCAGAATTGAATAAGCCCAGTCGTAATTCAGGTGATGGTAAAAAATACGTCGTATATGTCAAGAACCCTAAGACAGGTAACGTAAAAAGAATTCAATTCGGTGATGAGAAAGGTGGGCTGACATCTAAGATTAACGATAGAGGTGCTGCAGCATCATTTGCAGCAAGACATGCATGTGATACCAAAACAGATAAATTAAGCCCAGGTTATTGGGCTTGCCGTCTCCCTAAATATGCCAAAGAATTAGGTCTGAAGGGTGGCGGAGACTATTGGTGGTAAGGAGATATTATGGCAACGTATGAAGAACATAAAGCAACAGTGACTGAGGCTGTAGAGGCCAATCCCCCGGCGGGACTAGATCTCACCAATGAGGTCACAAAGCGAGGTATTATAAAGAACCTTGCTAGAAGTAGTTTCATGAAAGAGCATGGTAGAAAGCCTACTCGAGAAGAGATGAATGACCCCTTACCAGGAAAATAATGGTATTAGAACATTTTTGTCTGAGAGGGATGATTCTGAATACGTGTGGCACCGTGACGATGAGGATCGGTGTGTAAAAATTTTAGAAGGTGAGGCATGGCAGCTTCAATTCGAGGATACCTTGCCTTACCTTTTAAGACCAGGTCAATCATTTGTTATTCGAAAGAATGAATACCATAGATTGATCAAGGGGATTGGTGACTTGACTGTACAAATAGTTAAGTTATAAATAGTAAATACAATTTTTTAAAAATTATGAGGTTTAAATTATGTTTGGATGGTTGAAGAAACTTTTTGGCAATGAAGAGAAAAAAGTAGAGGAAGTAGCTGCGCCTAAGGCTAAGGCTGCTCCTAAGAAAAAAGCTGCACCAAAGGCCAAGGCCAAGGCAGCTCCTAAGGCCAAAGCAAAGGCAAAGCCTAAAGCAAAGCCAAAGGCAAAAACGGCAACCAAAAAGGTAGCCGCAAAATAAATAAAGTTAAATCATACTCTTAAAGGAGAAACAAAATGGCTTCATGGGGAGATACAGACACTCTTGCAGATGCGCCAAAATACGTAACGCCTTCAATCTCTATTGATGCTACTGATGGAGATGTTGTGGTTCTTGCTGATGACAAGATTGTCAGCCCAGACCATGGCCTTAAGACAGGTGATCGTGTAACATACTCTACAGCTGGTACAGCAATCACAGGATTGACAAATGGAGATCTTCGTTGGGTCATTCGTCTTGATGACGATGAATTCCAACTTGCAACTTCTTATGCAAACGCCGTTGCTGGTACTCCTGTAGTTGGTCTCACAGTTCTGGGAACCGGTACTGCAGACACTTTCCGAGTAACACCAGATGAGAATTCAGAAACTGGTACGGTTGTATTTGTAGACGTTGCAGAAGCAGGTGTTGCTTCTAACGTAGCCAAAGGCCTTCGTAACCCAGGTTGGAATACTTATCGTACATATACTACAGGTGATGGTCGTACACGACACATCGTAGAAAATCTTGTAGCTATGAAGCGTGTTGCTGGTACTTCGACTGCTACAGTCGATGGTGGTGCAGGCGATGATGGTATCACTGGCGATACGGCTGTTGAAGATGTGACCGTTGCAGATAGCTAAAAATATTCATTTTTGATGTGATTCTTTATAATGCAATTGAGTGAATCAACCTTTCTTCTCTATGCCATGAAACATTATGAAAATCCTCACTGTTCTGAAATGTCAGAATTTGAGGAAGACATGAAACGGTTTCAGTATCTACGGAAATTATTTGGTAGATATCGGCAAGATAAAGAATTGAAAGAGAGGTTGATCCTCAATCATTTAATCATCATCTACAATGTATTTGGTCCACAGGCTACGAATATGTTGTTTATGAAATTAAAAGAATATCACGAATATTTAAAGCCTTTTGTGGAATATTTAAATTTCATGCCAAATATTCTGCAATACGATGGTCTCATGATCAATAAAGATAGTATCGTAGGTGATACTATCATAACAAATAGATTAAAGGAAATCTAGTGGTTGATCTTTTTCTAGTCTACTCGTTTATAAGAAAGCTAGTCACCCCGTTTAATAAGTGGGAGGCTTTTAAGCTGGGCATTATTGACGATGACGGTAAAGTACTAATCAAACGCAAAGATTTCACCAAGGCCAATCAGAAAAAGGCATTTGGCATCTTCGATGTCATGCTGCTCAATCTAAAGAAGCTTCTCGCAAAGGTGCCAGGAGGACAGTCTCGTCTGGCATCTTATGCTGCGGCACTTTGGTTGATCAAAGAATGGAATATGTTCACGGATTCCAAACCCCTATTGACAGAAGACGTATCTGATGATATAATAGAATCATCGGTTCGCAAATTTGACTTAATGTTTCAAGAATTGATGTCTGAAGTAGAAGAAGATGCTCCCAATATGAATGTAGGATCTGGCGCTATAGCAGGTATGGATGGTGGTCATATGTCAAAGGCAGCACAGAAGAAATGGGTTAAGAAAAACAAAAAGGATTCAGAAGAGATGAAAACCTTTAAAGAATTTGCCGAAGGCGATCTCGAAGAGATCTCAAAAGATCTTGCTAATAAATATGCAGATAAGGCCAGAAAAGACCGTAAAGGTATGAAAGGCCCGGCTGATTTGTTTCAGACAGATAAAGAATTAAGAAAACAACGTAATCGCACGAAGGGTATCAACCGGGCGATGAATCGAGAATATGGCCGTGGTTCTTATCAAAGAGCCAAGGGCAAGAAACCAATGTATTACGATAGAGATTTTAAGGGGTAAATAGATGGATAATGCTAGCCGTAAAGAAGTTTACGCTCAATTAAAGGCCGATGAAGGCTGTGAATATAAAATCTATTTGGATCACCTCGGATATCCTACATTTGGTGTAGGACACTTAATCACCGAAGATGATCCAGAGCATGGCCAAGAGGTTGGTGAACGTGTTTCAGAAGAGCGTGTATTTCAGGCGTTTGATAGAGACCTCGAGGTGGCTATCGGCGAATGTGAAATTCTCTATGGGGGAGCCTGGGAAGGTCTACCAGAAGAGGTTCAACAGGTATTGGTCAATATGATGTTCAATATGGGCCGTCCTCGTCTCTCTGGTTTCCGTAAATTTAATGCCGCAATTATCCAAGGTGATTGGGCGACCGCAGCTATCGAAGGGAGAGATTCTCGGTGGCATAAACAAGTAACAAATCGTGCAGAGAGATTAATGCACAGACTGGAGCAAATCTAATGAAAACTTTTAAAGAGTTCTCCCTCAACGAAGATATTTTTAAATTAAAGAATTTCAAGGATCGTGATCGCAAAGGTCATGAGGCCTATTTGGATATCGAAATTGTTAAGGGTAATACCAGTAATAATTTTGATGATGATTTCGGTTTCAATAAGCAAGAACTAGGTGTTATGGATAAGGTTATTAGTAAAATTAAGAATATGCATATTTCTAGTTTTGGTGGTAGTAACACTGGTCCTTCATCTATGGAACTTTATGGTGATGAGGCTTCTTTAAAGAAATTTGTATCAGATAAAACTGTACAAAAGATTCTTAAAAAATACAAAGCTGATGTCTCTGGTCCGCATAAATCATAAATAATCAAATAATCTACTAGGAGATAGAAATGTCTATTGAAAACATCGTAAAGAAAGCAATGGAAAATGATCCATTAGCCCTTAAGGCGGCTTTCGAAGAAGAAATGAATAGCCGACTTCAGTCTGCCATTGAAGCAAAATATGAGCAGATGACCGAAGGTAAGAAAAAGGTAGTCGAAGACGAAGAAGAAGATTGTCCTCATTGCGAAGGCATGGGCTATCACGAAGACGAAAACGGTGATAAGATCGAGTGCCCCGAGTGTGCCGGTACTGGCAAAATCAAAAAAGAAGTCAAAGAATCAGTCATTGTTGAAGGTGAGCACGAAGACGACGAAGACGATGACGACGACGATGATCATGAAGAAGATGAAGAGAAAATGGCTGCAGAGATGGTCAAACTTCACGCCGGTGGTTGTGGCAAGCATGAAATGTATGCCAAGATGAAAGAAAAATATGGTTGCAGTGAAGGTAAATTCAAAGGCCTGTACGCTCAACACTGTAAATAAAATATAGAATTATATTATGGCTTATTTGAAGCTAATTTTATTATTCTCCCTTCTGGCTGTGCTTGGTGGTGGGTATGCCTACCACCAGGTTACAGTATCCAATCTTGAAGCGAAGAATGCCCAATTAGAGGCAAACAATCGTACACTCAAAGAAAATCAAGTCCAATTAGAGCTTGCTGTCAATACTGCGCAAGCATCTCTCAAAGCAGCAGAAGAAAATGCCAAGAAACAAGGTGAGGCAATGAACAAGCTTACCTTGGCGAATAACGAGTTGGCAAAAGAGAAATCGAATTATATGAAGGTCTTTAAGGACCACAACTTGACACGTCTTGCTCGTGCTAAACCGGGTATGATTGAGACGCGAATTAACAATGGAACTGAAAAAGTATTTAGGATGCTAGAAGATGATACAAAAGAACTTATGGATGCTGATGATAGCGACACTCCTGCTGACGGCATGCGACCCGAACAAGATATTCGGGACGAGAGTAACCCCAATGATGGGGCCAGATGATCCTGCCGATCGAAAGACCGTAGAATATAATCTATTCAAACCTAATGTGGCCATTGCTGGCCAAGAAGCCGCACCGGTAGAAGAGGTGGCAACCGCGCCTTCTTCTTGGAATGGTTGTATTGCCTGTCATGGTATGAAAGGTGAAGGTGGGGTCGGTCCTGCTCTTGCTGGTCAGACTGCTGATTATCTAAGACAGCGACTGAATGCATATAAGGCAGGTGAACGTGTGGGCAGACAGAGTGCCATGATGTGGAGTCAAGCCGGTATGCTTACACCTATTGACATTGATGAATTATCGGAGTATATTAGTGAAACTTTTAAGTAGTGTTATTATTGTTGCTCTCCTGCAAGGATGCTCTTGGGTGCCTCGCCTTGAGTGGGGCCCAGAACAAGAATTTATTCCACCAGAACCTCAAATCGTAACTGTAACTGAAAAGGTACCTCTACGCATTTATCAACCACCTCTTCCTCAAGAGATTGATTTACTCAATGTAAACTTCTTTGTTATCACCGAAGATAACCTAGAAGAACAGATCAAGAAGATCGAGAAAATGCTTGACGGCCAGTTTGTCGTCTTTGCTCTTACCCCTGATGGTTATGAAAAGATGGCTGAGAACTTCCAAGAGGTCAGACGGTATGTTCGACAACAAAAAGAACTTATTCTCTACTACAGGGAAGCTACGACAGAGTCCGAAGGAACTACTGCCGAAGAGTGGTTAGAGCATAACGAAGAGCAAAATTAATTTTCTCTAAATAATCCTCTGTTAATAAATAGGTATGTTGACATGTGTTCGGTGATCACGTTAACAAGAGGAACCCCCAATGGATCAAGAATTGAATGATCTGAAGGTGGATATCGCCATTATCAAAAAAGATATCAAGCAAATTGAGAGGTTCTTTGATAAGGTAGATCATGTTGTTGATGAAATGTCTGAAATAGCTAAATTACTGGCGGTACAACAACAGCTCCTGGCCAATTTTGATTCTAAATTATCCTATACCGATCAACGACTGGCCGAGGCAAAGAAAGAAAGCCTCGAAGGACGACTAGCCCTCAAAGAACAGCTCGATGATTTCAAAGAAGAATTTGCTGAAGATATGCAAGATAGAGTGAATACTGCTCATAAAGATCATGCAGCCCTTGCAAATGAGGTGAAACTCTGGAACGAAAAGCGGCATACACAAATGCTGGCCCAGGTAACCAAAATATCTGATGAGATGGAAGAGCGCGTCCGAAAACTAGAGCAATCAAAATGGTATGCTCTAGGAATGATCGCTGTCATCATATTCTTTGCAGGACCAGGGACGACCAATCTTTTAGAACTTTTTGGTTGACATCTAGCCGTCATTGTGATATGATAGCCCTCTCTTAAAAAACATACCTATACATTATGGTTGATTTCGTTGATTTGCATCACGCTCAGGCCTTGGGTGCACGGCTAGATCGGTTTCGTATACGATCTACCAATCCCTATAAGATAAATTTCCGATGTCCCATTTGTGGAGACTCACAGAAATCTCGTTCCAAGGCCCGGGGCTGGCTTCTCGAAAGAGATAATAAATTCTTTTACTATTGCCACAACTGTGGCGCCAGCCATTCATTTGGTCATTTTCTCAAGACTATCGATGTGTTAGCTTACAATTCTTGGGTCGCCGAGAAGTATGTCAAGAAAGCATCTGATACTAAACCATTATCGGAGCATTCATTTTCACCTCCCGTCTTCGATAAAAAAGATCCATTAAAAAAGATCAAAAAGATCAGTCAACTCCGGCATGATCACCCGGTGAACTCCTATATAAAAAAGAGGCAAATTCCTACGAATCAACATTATCGGATCTATTACGCTCCGAAATTTAAGTCGTGGATCAACGAGACGATACCCGACAAGTTTACCAACGTAGAAAAAGACGAGCCCCGTTTGGTGTTGCCTTTCCTAGACGAAGATAAAAAGGTCTTTGGAGTCTCAGCCAGAAGCTTTGATCCTAATACCAATCTTCGTTACATCACTATCATGTTTGAAGAGAGACCAAAAATCTTTGGACTTGATAAGGTGAACTTCAATCAGACATATTATGTCGTTGAAGGTGCAATTGATAGTTTCTTTCTCAGTAATGCAGTGGCCATGGCTGGTGCTGATGGGAATACAAAGGGACTTGAAAAAATCGAAAATGCTGTATTTGTATTCGATGCTGAACCTCGTAATCGAGAGATTCATATGAGGATGGAAAAAGTGATTAACTCTGGCCATAAGATCTGTATTTGGCCAGGCAATGTATTAGGAAAGGATATTAACGAGATGTTTCTTAATGGGGCAAATGTGGAATCAATAATAAAGGCAAATACCTATTCTGGCCTCGAAGCCAAGCTCAAATTTACATCATGGAGAAAGCGATGAAAGCAAAACTACTCAGCTATTCTCAAGCAGCAGAAGGTGAATTCGGAGAGCTATCCGACATTCAAGATCTAGTAGCCTACTGCGCTAGAGTATCCAATCCATCTAATCAGATGAATACCGAAACATCTGAGAAGCTTCTGAACTATCTGGCAAAGCACAAACATTGGTCGCCCTTTGAAATGGTGTCCGTCTGTCTTGAGGTCGAAACGACCAGAGATATTGCTCGTCAGTTGATACGACATAGAAGCTTCTCATTTCAAGAATTCTCTCAGCGTTACGCCAATCCAACCGAAGATTTAGAATTTGTTGTAAGAGAAGCACGATTTCAAGATCCAAAGAATCGGCAAAATAGTATTGAGACTCAAGATCAAGTATTACAAGTTGCATGGGATGCCAAGCAACAAGAGGTAATCGAGTCTGCTAAAGACGCCTATAATTGGGCAATTGAAATGGGTATTGCCAAAGAGCAAGCCCGTGCTGTCCTACCAGAAGGCCTTATGGTCTCACGACTCTATGTCAACGGAACTCTTCGATCTTGGATGCACTATATAGATCTACGAAGTGCAAATGGAACGCAGAAAGAACACATCGAATTGGCCCAAGAAGTCGCTCGGGCCATCCACTTGATATACCCTACAATAGACAAATACGTCAATAGTTGAGGATTAGATTATGGCAAGAAAAGATAAGGATATAGTCTACTTGATTCCCGAAGGTCAAACTAGGGAGTCTCACGACTATCATTATACAGTTTACAAAAACAAAAAGTACCCTGAAAAATTTAGACAGAAGAAGTTCAACCCTGTGTCGAGGAAACACGAGTGGTTTGTGGAGGTAAAGAAACCACCTCATTCAAAATAAGGAGATTGTTATGCAAGATCGCGGTGAAAGGATACAGAAAAGCGAAAGGGCAAGGAATAGAAGAAAGGCCCACCGAATAATTGTTGAAACAAAAATGACGAATCTTTTTGAAAAAATCAGGCGAATGAAGAAGAAAAAGAAATAAGGAGAGACACATGCAACACCTTGGGTTGCGTATTGACAAAAAAAGAGATAATTTGCTATCAGAGCAATCTCTCAAATTATTAAAGGATTATTATTGCAGAGAAGATGAGAAGACCCCTCAGCAGGCTTTTGCTCGCGCTGCACTGGCTTATTCTGATGGTGATACAGATCTTGCTCAACGCATATATGATTACGTATCCAAGGGTTGGTTCATGTACTCTTCACCAGTTTTATCGAACGCCCCCCTACCAAATGAGCCTGTTAAGGCCCTACCTATATCATGCTTTCTGACGTACGTACCAGATAGCCTGGAAGGCCTTATCGACCACTCCGCAGAGCTCAGATGGTTGTCCGTCAAAGGTGGCGGCGTGGGAGGGCATTGGTCCGATGTTCGAGCGGTATCTAAAAAAGCGCCTGGACCAATGCCCTTCCTTCATACAGTAGATGCAGACATGGTAGCTTATCGCCAGGGTCGCACACGGAAGGGTTCTTATGCGGCGTATATGGATATTTCACATCCAGATATTATTGAGTTTATCAATATGCGTATCCCTACGGGTGATGTGAACCGAAAGAATCTGAATCTACATCACGCTGTTAATCTCACAGATGATTTTATGACGGCGGTTGCAATCAATGCCGATTGGAATCTGGTCGACCCAGATGATCACTCTATTAGAGAGACAATGAAAGCAAGAAAACTCTGGGAGTTACTACTAGAGACTCGATATCGTACTGGTGAACCCTATCTCAACTTCATCGATACGGCGAATCGTTCTCTACCGGAAGCTCAGAAAAAGCTAGGATTGAAGATTCGTGGTTCGAATCTATGCAATGAAATCCATTTGGTGACCAATGAAGATCGTACTGCAGTGTGCTGTTTGTCTTCTGTCAACCTAGAAGAATATGACGCGTGGAAAGATACAACGATGATCGAGGATCTGATCGTATTCCTTGACAATGTCCTTCAGTTCTTCATTGATAATGCAGGAGATGAGATTTCAAGGGCTCGATATTCTGCTCAGATGGAACGATCACTAGGTTTAGGAGCAATGGGGTTTCATTCTTATCTTCAGAGCATAGGTGTAGGATTTGATACTCCTGAAGCTGAAGAAGTTAATAAAGAAATCTTCAGAAATATTAAAGAAAAAGCAGATAAGGCTACTCTTGAAATAGGTAAGGCCAAGGGTGAGGCTCCAGATATGAAGGGTACTGGAAGACGCAATGCCCATATGTTGGCAATCGCACCTAACGCGAATTCATCTATGATTGTAGATACATCACCTTCAATCGAACCGTGGAAGGCGAACGCGTTTACATCGAGAACCCGAGTTGGATCTCACCTGAACAAAAATAAATATCTCGAAGCTGAATTAGAAAAAATTGGTATGAATGATGATGATATCTGGTCATCTATTATTACCAATGGCGGATCAGTTCAGCATCTTGAGTTCTTATCAGATTCAGTCAAGCGAATATTCAGAACCGCGATTGAGATTGACCAGTCTGCCCTCATAAAAATGGCAGGAGACAGGCAGAAGTACTTGTGTCAAGGACAATCTTTGAATTTATTCTTCCCTGCTGGTGCAGAGAAGAGAGATTTACATAAAGTACACTTTCAAGCCTGGGAAGATGGCTGTAAGGGACTATATTATTTGAGAACTGAAACATCAAATAGAGCAGAAAATGTTTCATCGAAGGTAGAAAGAGAGGCCCTCGATACGGTAATTAATCCGACGACAATCAATTTTAATAATGGTACGGAAGAGGACCAGGATTCATGCGAGTCTTGCCAAGGATAGATTTATCTAAGGTGTCAAGGACAATATTTGTATAAATAGGTGTATAATGGATAAGATTGAAGCGTTAGAAAAAGCAATGGAGGCCAATAGACTTGGCCTGATTGAATTCGACCAAATCGATGCTTATGCTGAACACCTATTAAATACGCATGGAGACTCCGATGGACCTAAAAAAACTGAATCTTAGAACGTGGGAAGAGCTTGGTATACCTGAACCCAATATGGAACACGGCCGAGACCCAGATGAGATAAACTCTGGTTATGGCGGATATATAAATGATCACTTTTATAAGGTGATTATGAAATATGATAATCCGACACAGAGAGATGATATAAGAGAAAAAATGTATAATACCGGTAGATGGTATAAAATGACTAGAGAAGGTGGTGAGAATCCAATGCACGACTCTGAAACTGCTAAAAAAATTGGAGAGACTCGTAAAAGGAAAATCGCCACTGGTGAAATTAAACCTGCTGCTTATTACTTTACGGATGAGGTTAGAAAGAAATTATCTGAGCAAAAGAAAGGTTCGAATAATCCTCTAGCAAAGAACCCAGAATTGACAAGTACAGCAAAACCTGTTATAGTTACATTTGAAGATGATTCTACACGATACTTTGAGTACGCCAAAAAGGTCGCGTACGATTTAGGGGTATCATATAGTTCTGTGAAAAATTGTATTAAGAATAATAAACCAATTAAGAAACATGGCATCAAGTCCATCGTTCAAGTTTCAGAGGAGAGTCAATGAAGGTAGTCATCTATTCAAAATCGAATTGCCCATTTTGTGAGAAGGCAAAGGCTTGGTTCATCCAGCAAGATCACACATTCACAGAAATCAAATTAGATGATGAAGAACA